CGCTCGCAACGCCCTTCACGACAGCCCGCAGGGCTCGCATCCTGGCAACCCGGAAGAGCTGTCCGGCCAAGCTCTTGTTCAGCGTTTTTCCAATAGCGGAGAAGATGCTGTGCATCGTGATCCCGCTCGACTTGGATTCGTCCGCTGCTTCCCCAACTTCCCTGATCTTATCGCTCAGCTTCTGATACTGTTCTGCAAGCCTGGCAATCTTTGCAGGGTCCTGGTCTCCTGCGGTGAGCGCTTCGTCCAGCTTCTGCTTCACGCCGTCCAGCTTCATCTGGAGAATATCAGCCTGGGAGTTTTCCTGCATGAACCGCTCCGCCGTCATCGCGGATTCTCTCTGAATATCTCCGGCGTATCCGGCCGCTTCCTTCATCGCCTGTGCGATCTCAGGAGTGATCAGCCCAGCCTCGACGCCCCTGTCAGCGATCTCCGGAATCTTGTTGTTCGTGATATCCTGATACTTTTCCACACCGACAGCCCGTACCGCTCTTGCAATGTTTTCCGGAGTATTGTCGGAAAGCGTCCGGCGAAGCAGAGCTTCCTGCTCTTCCGCCGCTTTGCCCTCGTTCTTCGCAAGGTTCCACGCTTTGATATTCTCAAGTGTTTCCCTCGAAGTCGAGCGAAGTCGTTCATTCTCCGCCTCGCTGGCCGCTTTTGTTTCTTCAGAGAGATAATATTCCTTCTTCGCTTCCTTGGCCGCGTCTATCTCGTCTTCAAGCTTTTTCCACTCTTCGATTTCCTTCGCAGTGTTATCAACATTGTACTGTCCGGCGCCCCGCTCGGCTTCAAGTTCCTTCCATTCCAGATTCATCTGGTCTTTCTTGTTCTTTCCGCCGTAGTCTTCCTTATAATATTTATCCTGCTCCCGGTTCCATGCATCGAAGCTCTTCCATGCTGCATCAACTTCCTTGTTGACGTCCTTCCAGGCTTCAGCTTCTTCTTTGACACCGTCAACCACTTTCCTGGAAGAAGCCTCTGCTTCGCTCTTCGCTTCCACGGCAGCGGACCCAAAGATTCTGTCAACCAGCCCGTCAAAAATCTGCCGATAGGCCTGCTCGTCATTCTCGGCCCTCATTTCGCTGAGCTGAGTCTTATGCCCGGACCATTGACTGGACATCAGTTCGCCGATAATTGTTTCGGGACGGACATCCTTCACTCCGGCTCCGCGATAGATTTCTTCGTCTATCTCGTCGAAGGAACGAAGCGTATGGTTTTTCAGCGCGCCTGGACGCCTCATTTGGAAGTCAAAGTGTCCGCCCATTCCTCTGATCTCGGAGGACAGCTTCTTCGCGCCCATGCCAATCCCGGCTATATCTTTATCGGTGAGCCCGACGTGCCCGCCGCCGAATTCAGAATTAAGAAGCTGGAGAAGCGGGTGAATGTTTTTGGCGCCTACGCTGGAGGCAAGCTCTCTGGACAGTTCCATTGTTGCCTTCATAGCCTCGGCGTTTTTCCCACCGATCGCGAGCTTGCGGATCGCCTGAATTTCTGCTGAAAGTTCCTTGTTGTTGTAGCTTGTTCCGGCGTTTTCCCGGTTTACGCTCCTCGCAATCTGGTCTGCGGTTTCATGATATCTCCGGACGCTTCCATCAGACATGCGGACAACTCTGTTACTGCCGGAAACCGTGTTGGACGCGCGGACGGGCGGAATAATCGGCTTGAATGCCTTTCCTACGGTTGCTTCCTTTACCCGTCCTGCCGCCATCGCAGCTCCGCTGATTACGGTCCGGACGTTCTTTACCTTGCTCAGCGCATTCGCGGACTCCGCGATCTTTGTCATCACGTCAGCAAGGTTGGACAGATTCCCGATGTGCTGGGCTACAGTCTTCCCAAAATCAGAAACAGAGGCGGCCAGATTGGCTACTGTTTCCGCTGCGCTTGTTGCTCTTGCTCGTATCTCAAGCTCAAGGGTATCAACAGTTTCTTCTGCCATTCTGACCACCTCCGTAATGTCTACTGTTTTTTATTCGCGTCGAACAACGTTTTCCACGCACTGAGCTTCGCAATCAGCTCTTTCTGCTTCTTCTCCATCTCAGCCGCTTCTTCTGCTTCCGTTTTGGGGAAGACGTCAAACGGTGCTTCGACGTACTTTCTTGGCGGGGTCCCCTTCTTGCTGAATGCGTTTCCAATCACAACACTCAGCGCGTTCAGGCTGTACAGCCCCTGAAGCCACAGCATGTCATTCTCGTGCCTGTTCCGCAGATTGTAAGCTGTCTTGTAGTACCTCAGACTCCAGGGATCCCCATGCCAGTACTCGTCGTATGTCATCCCGTAGCTCATGTAGTACGGGCACAGTCTTTCGAATATCTCGGACATAGACGGTGGCGCCTGTTTCGGGTCCTCTTCTCTTTCGGGACCCTCCTCTTTTACATCTCCACCGTCATGCTTGCGTTTTTTCCGCTTTCCTCAGCGGACTTCACCGCATTGATCGGATCGTAGTACAGCAGGATCAGCCGCTCGATAAACCCGTCAGGCAGGTTCCCGATGCCGCCCAGCTTGTCCCACAGGATCCGGTCCGTCTTTTCCTTCGGCACGTTCTTGTGGTTCTTCCGGAAGGCGTAATAGAACAGCTCCTCCGTCTTGATCACCGGATACTTGCCGATATCGTCGCTGTCAAAGCCCCTGGCCTGAGCGAATCGCACGCTTTCCAGGTCGAATTCCAGCGTGTAGTCGCGCCCTTCGTCCGCGTCATGCAGAACAATGGGTCTCACTTTTTCGTTCTCGTTGAATTCGTTTACTGCTTTCCTTGCCATTTCCATTCTCCTTTCCTGTTCTAAGAAGTTTGTTTAATATGTGCAGAGGGGGTTAGCCGTTGGAACAGGCAACGGCAACGTGTCCGCTGTCCCCCCTCGTGCAGTCATGGAATTAGGCGCTCTTCGTGGCCCATCCAACGATCTCGTTGGGGGTGACATGCGCGGTGATCTCGATCGCGCTGTCCGTAGCGATCTCGCTCAGCCCCAGCGGGGAAGGCACGCCCTTGAAGTAGAAGCTCTCGTTCAGCTTCGGGATAACCACCTCGAACCAGGTGCTCTTGCCAGCGGCCGCAGCCGTGTCAGCCGCCGTGACCAGCGCAGCCCATGCCGTGATCAGAGCCTGCGTCAGGTTGAAGGTCAGCGGGACGTCGCCGCCGATGTCCTTCAGGCCGGGGATGTACCGCTTGAACTCCATGTCGCTCAGGTCGGTCACGTCGTAGCTCGCGGGCTCAGAGTCCAGCGCGCCGATGGTCTTCACATTCTCGATGTTGGTGTAGCCGGTGGTCGGCCGGGTTCCTGCGGTCGCTTCGACAGCGTACTGGATTTTCGCGCCAGCAGATGCAATCTCAAGTGCCATGTTTCATATCTCCTTTCGTTCCTATCCTCTGTAGGTGTGATATACGATGTTTTCGTTTCCGTCCTCATCGTATGTAACCTCTCCCTCGTCAACGACGACCGTGTACCTTGAGTACATTCGGTAGACCGTCCGGGAGTGGTCGATGGCCGGTAATCTTCGTGTGAGTCCCTTTACAAATTTCATCGGGAAGAGCACGCGGTCACAGATGTCAAGGATGTCTTTGCAGATCTCCTTCTTCCAGATTCTGCTGTTGCTGTATACGTTGATCTCGTAGGTCACCGTTGCGTAATGCTCCACGGGTTCCTCGTCCTGCATGCGCGTCAGGGTCTGATTCCGGATCTCTGTGATTGTGACCGTAGGGAATTTCGCGATCTCTTCCAGATAGTCTCCCAGCACCTCCGCGTCAGGGTATTTTTCCAGGATGGCTTCCGTCAGTCTGGTGATGACATAGTTTTCGATGTCAATCATTCTTCCTTCAGCACCTCCTTTGCCACCTCTGCCGCCCGGTCTTTTGCCCGCATCATTCCGTAGAACAGCGCGTTTGTCGGTGTCACATAGCGGTATTCCTCTCCGGCATAGTGCCATTTTTCATAACCGCTCTGGTAGTACTCGCCAAGGTTCATCTCCGAATAGGAGCCCCTGCGGATATCTACCCCGATGTCCACCCCGCCTGGGAACGGATCGCTGATCCTCGCGCCGGCGCCGAATTCCTGAAACACAACCTCTTCACCGGATGCTCTCACGCCATGGTCCAGCGCTTCTACGGTAATCCCCGGACCATAATGCTGCGCAGCTTCTTCCGCCGCTTCCTCGCTCAGCCTCCGATCAATTTCCGCCGTCGCCGTCTCCAGCCGCTTCGCGTATTCCCGTAGTTGCTCTGCCGCTCTCTCGATGGATTCCGGGCTCAGCGTCATTCTGATCTTCACTGAATCGTCCCCTCTCCGTCGGTGTCTACCTGTCTCAGGTAGTACATCTTATAGTTCAGCGTCTTGGATACGCGGACTATCCGGAAATTGAACGGGGTATCGTAAGGATTGTCACCGGGGTTGGTTTCATGCCAGACAATGCTTTCCTCATTGATCGGGCAATTCATATCCTCGGTGATCATGCGGTGCGTGTAGTTGGTTGTAATTCCGTAGGCTCTCAGCTCGGCAACGCCCTGCGCTGTCAGGTTGTTCAACCCGATGCTTTCACTCAGCGCCACCCGGATCGCTTTGGGCTCAGTGTACCTTGGAACTTTTTCGCCGGTCAGGTTGCCGTGCTTGTCCCGAACAGGTACCGTCTCGCCCTTGATGACGTTCGAGTACCATATGGTGGTTTTATTGATCTCCATGCTGACCATGTGATCACCGCCTCACGTAGGTACGCCGCACATCGGCACAAGCTCTTTCAACAGGTCTTCCGGGATGTCCGCGCTGGCAAAATCCCGTTCGGTGCCCACTTCGATATGCTTCGTTTCGCCTTCCGCGCCACGCTTGTTGATGTTGTAAACACAAATGCGAATCTGCGTGAAGTCGAACTTTTCCGGCATCTCCATGTCCGGATGAAAGGGATACATCCGGTTCATAATGGCTTTCTCAGCCATGTGGAGATAGTAGGCGACAGCATCGTCCTCCAACACTTCAGCGCCCTTGGCCATCGCTCTGACCACGACAATCTTCTCGTTTTCAGTCAATACTGCCGCCTCCTCTCTTATTTCTTCCGCACAGCAGGTTTCTTCTCGGTACGTACGGCCCGATTCACCTGGATGTCGTTTCCTTCAGGAACCTGTTTCGCGACAGGCTTTTCGGCCTTCATGGCTTCTTCTGCCCGTTTCTCTTCGAAATGTCTGTGAAGCATCATGTCGTCTTCACGCTCCTATGATCAGGCCGGAACGGATACAACGCTTCCGGCAGCAACGGCTTTGCCGTTTGTATCCACGCTGACGATCGTGATCACTTTGCCTGCAGCGGCAGTGATGTCGGCAGCGCCATTCCAACTCGTGCCGGTGAACTCTTCGCCAAGGTACACGGTGGTCACAGCGTCGGCCACGGCGTACTTGTAGCTCGCGCCGGTCGCAGGAGTAAAGTTGCTGACGGTCACCTTTGTGTCGCCGCTGCTCGTACCGGCAGCCGCGCTCAGAGTGATCTTGGTCAGGCCGTCGTCAATGCCGCTCACGATCTTGATGGCCTTGGAGGCATCCAGCAGATACGGAGCAAACAGCTTGGAACCGGTGATGACGGTGCTCTGGTTGATGATGTCGCGGTCGCGCTCCACCAGCACATCGCGCTTGCTGAAGATCGCCAGCGCACCAGGCTTGATGATGTGGAAGTTGCCGTTCTTCACCCGGTTGCTCACGATAACCTGGCATCCGTAAGCCATGCCGATGGAGCCACGCACGCGCACGTTCGCCGCGATCTCGCTGGCAGGAATCCAATCCTGCTTCAGAAGCTGTGCGTAGAAGTTCGCGTCGCAGATCAGAACCTTCTGCTCATCGTTGTCTTCGCCAAACAGCGCCAGAGCCATCGGAATGTCGGCGGGAGCCAGCGCTTGGCCGGTTGTAATAGGATACACATTTGAGGAGTTCCCGTTCAGGGACGTCAGCAGCTGGGCATCAACGCTGTCAGCAATGGACGCCACAATCTGGTTGGTCGCCTCGCCAATCGGGTCGCCGTAGCCGCTGAGTACGGCCTCGTCGGTGAGCTGAGCGCCGACGCCGTACTTGACGATCGTGACCTGCCGGGTGCTCTGGGTGAGCTTGCGGATCGGGATGTCAGTTCCTTCAGGAACCGCAGCGGCCGCGCCGATGTAACTGTAGTAGGGCAGGGTCACCGTGTTGCCAGCGCGTCCCTGCAGGGTGTCGTCCATTCGGGCCAGCGGAGCGAAGACGATCTTGTCGGTCAGCTTCTCATTGATCAGATCAGCGATAACCTGCGGATTAAACAGGTTAGTAAGATAGGTTCCGGTAGTGGTAGGTACAGTTGCCATCTTTTAATCCTTCCTTTCTGTGGGGGAAGGAACTGTTTTTGTTACCTTCCCATAAGTTTGTTGTATTCCTCCGGATTTTTCTGGGCGAATTCAACACGCTCGAGGTAACCCATGGCGTGGAACTGCTCGGCCGTGATGGTCGGGCCGTCCGCGTTGCCGGCGCTCGGGGCGGGAATTTTCTGGAACTCCAGCCGCAGGGCTTTCTCCCTCGCTGTCCAAAGCTTCTGGATTTCCGCCAGCGCAGACTCGGTGTCTTCCGCTCCATACAGGTACTCAGCGATCTTGGTGGACACGGCTTCGTCTCCGCCAAGCGCCATGACCTTCTTGGTGGTCTCAGCCACCGCGAAGCGCTTCCGCAGGTCATTCAGCTCTGTGTTCAGCGCTTCTTCCTGAGCCCTCTTTTCCTCGGCGGCTGCTTCATCTGCAGTCATCTTGGATTTGAGCTGTTTCCGGTAGTCCCCCGCTTCCTTTGTCGCCTTATCAGTCGCCGCCTTGGCTTTTGCCAGCTCGGCTTTCAGTCTCGCGATTTCCGCAGTCGCGGCGGTGTCAATGTCGTCGTGGTTGTCATTCTGCTCGGACGCTCCGGCCCCGGCTTCTCCGCCGGTTCCTTCTCCGCCATCTCCGGCGCCATCGTCCGGGAGCAGCATCTTTGCGTGTTTCCAGTCCATAAATCCGGTAGTAATCATTGTTGGCTCTCCTTTGCGCTTTAAGGTCATCTCCGACCATGCCTTGTGCGTTTGTTTATCCTCGGTTCTCTCCGAGCTTTGCGAATTTTCTTTTGAGCGACTTCTCTGCCCCTCTATCTCAAACGGACGATTGTCCGATGAAACCAGCCTCTACGAATGTCGTTTCAATCCATTCAAACTCAGCCTTGTCTCTGGCCTTCTTCCGGAGCTCAGGATCCTCGAAGTGATACCTGTAGTCGGTTCCGAGTTTCATCCGGTAGCTTTGCTTCGGTTCCTCCCGGTCTTCTCTGAGCTCGTCCGTCATGCGTCGCCCTCCGTCCGGATCACCGGGACCACCTTGCATCGGCATCCCCAGTGCTTCTTCGGAAGCTCGCTCCGTTTGTAGATCTTCCCGTCCCTTGGTCTGCACTCGTCGCAGACCTTTTCGTCCCGGGCCGTAATCCACATGACGTCGTCGATTCCCGCATCCTCGAAGGCTTCCATGATCGCGTCGTCCGTGACGCAGATCGCGTACTGCCCGGTCTGCTTCGACCAGATCCGCAGAGCTTTGTCAATCTCAGGCCCGGTCGCTTCAGTTACGGACAGGGCTTCCTCCAGCCTGTGTGCCTTCCGCTCCGTCTCGTTCTCGAAGCTGTACTGGGTAACAGGGTCTACGCCCTTCAGGATCGCGTCCACCCATTCCAGCGTGATCGCGTCCTCTGCCATCCTGTACGCCTTGTCCCCGGTGACCTCGCACAGGAACAGCCCCAGCAGGTATCCCTCAAAGCCAACCTCGAAGTACCGTCGCCTGGCTTTCTTCGCTTGAGTCCGGTACAGCGTCGTCACGCGCTGGATGACGTTAATCTCGTCAAACTTCGCCGCCTTCAGCTTTCCAAACTCGCGCTGCGCGTCCCGGTTCATCTCCGAGATGGCTC